TTTAGATTGAATAAACGATCGTATGCTTCCTTAGCGGTTCGCTGGGCTTTATTATCGTTCCATTCTAAGCCAAGCATAAATACGTGCTGCTTCTGCATATTGAACATGCCTTCAATAACTCGGCGGCAGGTTTGCCACCACTCTTCAGAACCAGTTGCATCAGGATCAAACTCATTCAATCGTCTGGCATATGTTCGCTTGAAAGTAATATATCCTAGCGGTCCCCACGGAACCTCTCGGTCTTTATATGGGTCAGTGAAAGTGTCTGATAACCTAAATCGTCTGATGTTCTGTATTGTTCTCATTTATATTTTCCCCTTCCTTAGTTTTGTATGTTTGGTATATTTTGCTGAGAGTAGCTGTTGCTGAGCCCTGGGGTCTAATGCGACTGGCGCAGTGACCACCTGATTTTGTGCTTGGCCCGCAATTGTGGGGGCTCTTTGCAAGATCTTGATGTTAACGTTTGAGGTATCCATAAAGATAGGATAGATCATTCCATCAGGACCATTTCTATTCTTGGCGATAAAGATCTTACCAAGGTTGTTTTGCTTGTCCTCGATCGTGCGAGAAACCGAGAAGATAAAGTCAGCCACGAAGCACTTGTTGAATGCTTCGGAGATCTGTTCCATCGTAATTACTTCTGCACTCAGGCCGGATCGATTTGTCTGTGATGCGGTCCAAATAGGGCACTGAAACTCCGTGGATAATGCGCGTAGCTCTTCGTAAATAGATTCCAATTCGTTTCTTTTCTCTTTTCTGATCACGACTGGCTTAAGTAGATCGGCGTAGTCTACAATAATCAGTCCCGGCTTTATGCCTCGCTTTATGAGGCGTGAAAGGTGGGCACGGATTGTATTGGTAGAAGCTGATTTGGTAGGATACTCCTTGATTATTAAGGAGCCACCAAAATCTTTGATCTCCTCATAGATTTCTTCCTTGAAGTTCTTGATATCAGATAGTGGATATCCTGTAAGACAGCTGTCATAGCGACCTGCGATAACCGTGTCTTGAAGTTCTAGAGTATATTGGATCACGTTCTTTCCATCACGTAACGCTGCGGCGCCCATATGAACCAGCACCATACTCTTGCCGGCGCCGGTGGGTGCGATCACAACTCCCAATTCACTCTTGCCGAGTCCACCACCAATAATCGCATCGATGTCAGACCATCCGGTTGATACTGGGTTTCTGTGCTTTGGCTTAAACCGCTCTTCAAAGTCAACCATATAATCATAGCCGAAGTTATTTTCGGATCCAAGTTTAAGTGAGTCGTTTATAACCTTAGAGATCTCATCGAAAGAACAACTCTGTAGTAGCCCTACCGACTTCATCATTGCTTCCTTAAGATTCTGTTTGCGGCAGAAGTCTAAAGAAGTCTCCTTAATATACTCATTGTCTTGAAGCTCTCGCGTATGAATACGAGAGAAGTATTCACGTACTTGCTTCTGTGTTACCTCTTCCTCGTTCTCAAGCTCGGTGCGCACAATCGTGACCATCGCATCTATAGACGGATGGGTGCTGTATTTTGCCCTGTACGCTACAATCTTACGTAGGAAAACCTGAAGATATTCAAGTTCTAAAAAATTAACGTCCAGCACTTCAGTGATTTGATCCGCGAACGGTCTATCCTCGAAGATTAGCTGAACGAGCCCTTCTTGGAAGGTTTTTCCATACCTTCCGAAGTTTGCCTTTTCTGCTATCATTAATACCCTCTATATGTCTTTATAATTATATCTGATTTGTTGTGGAAGTCAAGGTGAGATCAAACTTTATTTGTTTGTGTTGTCAATACACTCGTGGTTGATCTTGTTTAACTGTGACTTAAGATCCTCCCAATTTAACTCACCAAATCCGTCTTCACGCATCATACGAATTAGCTCTGTCCTATTGAAATCACACTCAAAATTTTCTACAGCCTCTTGTGTAAACTGCTTTGCTTGAACAGACATTTGGGGCGAATAAAGCTGCATCATTTTATAGTTATGTTCCACCAGCTTTTTACTCTCAACTACTGTGTTATAAAACTGAACGCGCGATCCTTTTGCGCTCTTGACACAATAGTCTAACACCTCGGGGATCGTACAATCTCTATCCTCTCCCAAAAATGACAGTCGCTTTTGGATCGTCTTTAATCCGGCGCCCTTGATTCCCGGCAAGTTGTCTGACGCATCGCCAGCCATCGCACGTGCCAACGCCATATTGCGAGGATGAATACCTGTGGTTTCTACAATACGATTCGCGTTGAGCATTTCGTTTACAGTTGGTCTCCACAAAACTGTCTCGGCATCACAAAGCTGCATGAAATCCTTATCGTTAGAAACGATAATCTTCTGCCAGCCATTGTAATGTTCCATCTGTGTTACGTGCGCAATGATATCGTCAGCTTCAATCTGTGCGATCAGAACCTGGATGATTGGCATCTCGTTCATATACTCAATAATGCGGCGTTGCTGCCAGACCTTATTTTGTAGCTCTTCGTCTTCCGTTAAGTTACGGATAGCGCGGTTAAGGCGAATAGGCTTCCGGCCTGCCTTGTAATTCTTATCCATAATCTTGCGCTTGCGGGATCCGTCAGGGCCATCCCACGCAATGATAATGTTGTCTGGCTTTGTCTCACGTGCTAGCTTCTGAAGGATCTTAATGAATCCTTTCAATCCACCAATCGGCTGTCCGTTTGTGGACAGTGATGGGTCAACAATGTAAGCCCGCAGGTATGCGTTTAGCGCGTCAATGATCAATACTCTTTTCATTATACTCTCCACCAATCAGGTGTTTGTGTTTTCCAGGTTGCGAAGCTAGCTTTCTCGCCATGGTAATATGCGCGATAAGCTGTGACTGCACAGTCATTTCTATACTGAGGCGGCATTGCCTGAGCAAATGGCGTCAGCTTGATGTGCGGAAGGCTAATGTCGGCATCACGGCAATAGTGAATCACACTCTGGCTTTTGTGAACCTTGCCATAGCGCTTGGTATACTCGGCGCACAAAGCTAAACCGTAATCCATTAGCCAATTCCAGTTGGTGCGAGACTGGCCGGCCCAAATAGTACATGGGTGTTTGGCGTGGGTTGAGCGATAAGGCGTGTCATAGCCATATGAGGCGACAACAGTACACATCATTTGCGCTGTTTCTATTATCATCTTAACGACGTGCTTATCGCAGGCCATTGTCGCTGCGATCTTTGGATCCTCATGCAATACAAATATATTCAAAGTAATAACCCCCTCAAGTCATATACTATTATAACTGTTTGAGGGGGCTAAGTCAAGTCTTTTTTTTAGAATCTGAAGACAATTACCCACTTACTGCGGACGTGATTCCACTTCCACATAAAGTGCGGCTTATGGTGAGCCATCACCCAGTGTCCCCGATAAAAATATACAGCGCGACCAGAGTGTGCCTTGGCCGGCGCAGCCGGCTTTGCGACATGATACTGGTAGCGTCGGTGGGTCGCCTGATTATGGCGTGGCTTTTTTACTACATAGTGTTGATGCGGTACCGCTCTTTTAGCTGACTGCTTCTGCTTGTGTGGCTTTGCATCGGCTATGTTCAGTGACATAGTTAGCATAAGTGCTGTAATTAATGAAGTCATGACTTCTCCTTGTGTGGTACTGTTAAATCCTCGGGCTCTGCGTAGTAGGCATCAGCGCTTCCTTCGCGTTTGTCGAACTTTTGGATAATCTCTTCATCCATCAGACGTAGCACCTTCTCTTTAAATTCATTATCTGATGTAATTAGTTGTGTCCATTTAGATGGTTGGAACTTTTTCTCGTAGTCTCCCAACTTTAACGTATACCACGCACCAGCCGAAGTCAGATGCTCGGATGACTTGATCGCATCAAACCAGCTCTCTTCATCTCGAATGCCAATCTCGTTACCCCAGAGAATACGGAAAGCACAGGATCTGCCTTGAGTTCCAAAGCGAGACTTTTCAAGTTTAACCTTAACCTCCGATCCGACTCTAAATCCCTTCTCATCAACAACGAAGGAAGACTTCGCCTTGCGGCCGGTGAGCCAGATGCGCAATGAATACGCATAAATCATAGCTTTTCCACCGGGAGTCATATAGGGCGTTGTCATTGCAATCGATCTTGCTGCTGGTCCTTGTGGGATATTTGTCTTCAACTGGTTGAGAACAATAAACGTTGCTTGCTTATCAGCGATGGGAATTGTCAGCTTCGACATTCCCTTTGCTAAAATTCTCGCCTTCATTGCCATCGATGACTGGGGATTAAAATCACCCTCTACATCAGATACTGCCGGCGTGAAAGCCAGCGAATCCCAGATTAAAACAAGCTGTTCGTCGGTGGCTCCGAGCAATTCTTCAATTGTTTCCAGCACAAACTCGACAGACGATGCTTGAACGTACATTAAACGGCCCAAATCGCAGCCTGCTTGCTCTAAAAAAGTTGGGTCGATTGCTGATTCGGAATCAAAATATACAACGAGCTTCCCCTGTTTTTGGGCGTTTGCTGCGATCTGTGCAGCCATATAAGATTTGCCTGTGGATTCCAATCCGGCGATCTCAGTTACTTTACCTACGGGGATCCCTGCGCGGTGACCCTTACAAATGATAGAATCAAGCCAGCGAGAGCCGGTGGGGATCCATTCTTTAACGGAGGTCGGATTGTCTCCGGTCAAATCGTGTGCGACATTTCTGCCGGCTTTCTTGTTTACCAAGCTCATTAGGTCTAGCATTGCTACGCGACCTGCTTTTGTTTTCTTTGCCATATGTCCCTCTTTGTTAAGAAAAAGCGGCAGACTTTTTACCGGTCTGCCAGCGGCTAATTGCGTTACTCTTCGACAGCGGCGGTGTCTTCACCGCTATCTTCATCAGCGTCTCCGCAGCTACTCATAAGAGCGCATGCGGCGATTAGTACAACGTACTTCATAATCCCTCCTTTGGATAAAAATGTGGCAGAGTATTTTAGCCCCGCTCTGCCATCGGTCCTAGACTTGCCTAGTTAGATCAGCCGCTCATCAATTCATCAAAGGCACGGTCGACCTCGCTTTTCGCATTTGCGGCGCCGTACTTGGCTGTCTCAGAAGAGCGACTTTCAGCGGAAGAACTTCCGGAAAGCTGCTCATCGAGAATTGCGTCGACCTGGGCTGCACTGAGACGATCGAATAGATCATCAAAGTCGGGCATACGATCGAGGAGGGCGGGGATCGCATCTGCCTCTGCCAGGAGGGTGGACGTGTTTCGACGCATCTTTAGGTTTGTCTGAGGATATGCTCCAGGCTTAGTTGGCTTCGTGTATGTAAGAGTAATGTCAGTACCCTCATTGATGTCGGTGACATCGCCATACTCGGGATCCAGAATGTATCCCAAAAGAAGCTCGTAAGCCTGCTTTCCGTAGCCGTAGACCTTAAGTCCCTCTTCTTCACGGCCACGTACAACGACTGGTGAGAAATAGCGAGTTCGCACAAATAGTGACTTCGCAAGCTTCTTACTCTCCTCGTCGTTCTTTTCTACTCCATCGCGCCAAAGCGAAGAAGCAAATTCACAAATGGGGCACTGCTCACCAAAGTTGCGCTTTGGACACATAATACCACCACGATGTTCTCCCACATTATAGTGGAAAAACATTTCCTTAAGTGGATCGCCGTCATTTGTCGGTACGATCCGAATGTCAGTGTCTCCCTCGTCTGGCTTAAACCAGATAGAGTTCTCACCCCTGTTTCCTTCACCACGAAGGGATGCGAGCTTCTTTCGCATCAGTTCCATATCAATTCCCATTTTAGTTCTCCTGTTGTTGGGTAAAGTAAATCAAGCTTTCCTTGATTCCTATTGTACAACACTCAACGTAGCTTGTCAAGTGTATTTTTGTATTGCGTTAGTGTGGGCAACGCAGAGCCCAAAGTCATCGTGTTCTGTTTCGTAGATTGCATATGAGATGCGTCGAAATGTGTTTCTTGGTTTCTTTTTAAGCATATCGACTATCTTTTTGTGCAACCCCCCTTCGTTCTCTAATCTGTCTTTGTTTATACATAAATAATAACACAGGTCACGCTCCATGTCAAGCTTATAAAGCCATTTTTCTTCAAGATTTTTGCAGTTTAATAAACCGTAGGTTCTAATACGGTTCATCTCAAGTGGCTTAGAGTGCATTCCAATTTCTGGCTGTGCGTGGGTAAAATAGTTGATGTAATGAATGGTGGAAAAAATCGATTCATTGATTTTATCATAATATGTCTTAATGGGTATATCCCCAATTGTTTTCTCAACCATCGCATTCGATATCGGAGTAAACGAATTGAGCAAGCCAGACCGACTATACTCTTGTAAAACGCTAAATACAATCTTATCAAGTACTTTAGGAATCCCAGTCATTAACTCGGCATCGGGCTGGATATAAAAGAGATCGATCTTTCTGTCTTTAATCTGTTCTAAGATACCCAAGCAATAATTTGAACTGAAGGACGAGCCAACTACAACAAACTGTACATTATCTCCGAGATTTGCAAAGAGCTTTTTTAAGTCAGGAATGTTTTTCTCATAGTCTTCCGGGAATTCATATTCTTTTAACTTATATTTATATTTTGTTCCTCTCAGGATCTCACTGTTAAGTTGATAGATCTCATAGTTCTTTGTTTGTACGAATTTTTCTGCGATACGAGATGCTGCGGCGCCGAGGCCTATAATCGAAATCATAATTTCAGCTCACTCAGATTATAATAATCCTTGCCACCTTTCACATTGGCCAAATACCCATCCTCAAATATCTCACGAATTCTCATAATCATATGGCGATCTTCATCAGAATAATCAATCACAATTTCATCGTGAACAATATGAGAAATGAAGGACTTTTTTCCCTCAAGCATCTGATCAATTATAACCGCCTTTTCTAACACCCGATCTGCAGTTGTGCTTTGAATTAGATAGTTTAATGCCTTCCTCTGTTCCACTTTGATCTTTCGTCCGTATGGTGTATTAATATAACCGTCTACATAGTATTTGTCAAGAACTTTCTCGCGATCATAATACTCTGAATCAATATCATTAGACTGAGGATTATAAAGCCAAGCGAAGAAATAAAGCTTTGCTTCTTCGCGGGTCATCTCTACATCATTGATAATATTTTGGATATTCCACTCGTGAACATCATAAGGCGGCTGTTCTTGGCCGCAGAGATCAAGCAATGTTCTAATCTCCGCTCCGTTATAATCAAGACTCAGCATAAGATCGTTATGAGGTTTGATTATTCTTCTCAATTCTTTTTTGAGAGTCAGCATCGGAAACGATTCGGAGTGAGTGGTGAGCCTTCCTGTAATTGTGCCAAACATATTATAATCAATCGTTTTATAGTTCTTCATTAGTTCCTGAAGTTTCTGACGATTCATAGATGAATAAAAAAGATGCTTGCAATCTTCGCTGTTTAAGTTTAACTTCTGGTACCTGATCTTGTGCAATAGCTGATATACACCATCAAGATGATCGTAGTTTGCAGGCTTCTCGTGTGTCTCGAACACATGCTCTGTGATTTGGTTTTTAATCTCGCAGAAACGAACAAGAAAGTCATGAGGAATTAAATCGAACACGCAATGATCTGCCATATTAACTTTTGCAATCGCGAAAGACTTAAGATAAGCCTTCATTTTTCTTTGGGTAGCCTGAAGCTCCTTGCGCAAATCTTCTGGGCAGCAATCGGTAATAGTGGCGCCTCTAGCGCGTATCCAGGCATACTCCACCGATGGGTCTGTGATGGAGCCGCTATAGCGCCACGTCTTTGTTAATTCTGTGGGAAAATCTTCGAACGATAGCTTGCCGTTTACATAAATCCCGATACATTCTGACTTATCGTCAAGGGCTTGGAATATCAATAACCACCCCCATAGTCATTAATTATCACTAGCGACTCCTCGTCATTAAGATCTCTCTGCCTAAGATTCTCGAATACTCTACGATAATAACTGAATGAACCATTTTTGTCAAATGTTTTTGATAAAATTGATTCAAAAATAGATATATACTTTTTGTTTGATGAGATAGAGGAGTGAGCTTCAAGAGTAGTTTCGATCAGGCGCTTCATTGCGCTTGGGTCCAATTGGATTCCAGTCTCATAAGATCTTATAATCATATATATTTTAAGTAAATCTGTAGAGGTAAACTGGGTTAACACAGTCGCGAAGTTGCACAGTGCGGGATGCTTTGTCTTTCTTACGATTTTGCCATCACAATATTCTTCGACAACAAATCGTTTTCTGCGGCCGGCAGTATAAATTGCTGCTAATAAAGAATGTAGCTCTCTCATAGTTTCGATAAAGGCTGGCTCATAAAGCAAATAGAAAATTGCCGTGCCAGATATAGAATTAGATTTCTGTGCTGCGGCTAGCATAATATCTGAATTGATATCAGCTACAATCCGCCATGGACAATTAGCATCAATCATAAAACCATAAGTATCACATGCATTTACAAAATATTGCCAATTAGGGCCATTGACAAAGTTTATCTTTTCCTCGTCACTCGAATATTTTAAATCTGCTATTTCAATAGCCAATCCTGTAGACATTATATCGTTTAATTTGCTTTTTACAAATGCGGGGAAAGTAAGAGGAGAGGCATACAATGTGTTTTCAAAGATTCCCATTATAAGCGGAAGAAATTCTTCTAAATTTGTATACACGAAAGTTCCGGAACGCAGAAGCTCGCCTAATTGTTCGATATAGAGGCTTTGATATGCTGCGTATTTTTTCTGCGGAGATTCAAATGCCCTATACACCTTTAGGTCTGATAGATATTTATCTTTTGAGTAAATTTTACCACTTTTAGAGGCTTTGCTCAGGTCGTTGCTCAATAATTTAAAATTAGTGGCCACAAAATTAACGGCACCCATAGCAATTGTCGGATCCTTAGAGTCTTTTAGGTTTGTTATAATTTTGTTTCGACCCCTACTGGTTTTCAATACTACGGCTTTTTCTTGAGGATCCATTCTGCCATAAAACATTTTTTCTGCAAGGTAAAAATCAATTATATTATTTTCATTTAACTCTCTTATAGTTGCCTTATAAAAGCGGCGCTTATAATGCAAAGCTAATGTGGATTCACCGTTGTCCTCAGAATAAAAATTGCTCATTAGCCGGATTCCCCTTCGTTTGTGATGGACTCGGGCTTGGCTTCGGATGCGGCGGTGGCGGCGCGCTGCCCTTCATGACATTTGCTGTTCTTTTTATCTTCCGTGCCGGCGGAGTCTCTCACAATGATATCTTTTACTCTATCATTTGGATCATATAATTTGTTGACCCATTTTGCTTCAATTTCCGAATCAGCTCGGCCCGGGCCAAATGTGTGTTCAGATCTAATAATCATATAATAACCCCCCACACCATATTTAGTTAAATCAAGCTTATGAGGGTGAGTGGTGGGCGCATAGCCCGCCGGATCGATATAGCAATATGTGCCAGGAAAGGTGTTGACATTGGCGTAAGTTGAAATCGCTGCATCATAAACAACTCTTAACTGCTCTAAGCCATCATATCCCTCTTGCTCAAAACGAACCTCTTGCAGACCTGGAGTTTGTGTTTTGCTAAGCTTAATGTCTTTGACGAGGCCGCGGTCGCGACCCACTTGGTAATGAAAAATACCTAGCTTCTCGTCTTCTGTGCGATTTCCTCTCATCTTTTCCGTGGGAAGAGTCCTGCCTACAAAATAAATCATAAAATTATTTTCTGCAGCGCTGTGGATGGTGTTCACGGCCGAATTTGAAACATTTCCGAACGTTCTGATTAAGGGTAGTTGAGCTTGAATCTCGCTATCATCAATATTCATTCGAGTCTGCTGGTTTCTTACATATGTCTCGGTGATTCTATCGTTGTCTGCGCCCATTGAACCCAACAATGTGGCCTGATTAAGTCTGGTTCTCTGTTTAACGCTATAATCAAAACACCGATCATTATTTAAAAATTTAGACACTAGATCATTAAAAAATTCATTTAGAAAAGTAGTCAATGCATAATAATTATTATCCCGGTCTAACATCGTGCTAGTGATCCATTCAAAAAAGTATTTTACCGATATTGGAATATCGCCTAAGTTTACAAACATACTATTAGAAGTATTAGCATGATCACTAAATTCCACCGGTCCGAGTAAAAATCTAGTTTTTTCGAATGCCCGTAAATAATTCTTATACTCTTTTATTTTCTCCTCGATTTGTTCTTCCTTGACTCCGGAGTGGGCGGTAAGGGCGGTCATCTGGGAGGATAGGGCGTCTGGGATCTGTCTTAACTCCTCTCCAATATTTTCAAGAATAATATCAAGCAAATCAGATACGTAGAAAAAAGATAAAATATTTTTATCGGGGGGCATAGCGGCCAATGAGGCAGAGATGACGTTTTCTTTTTCTGGCTCAAACTCATTATCGTCGTCTTCGAACCGGTCGGTATAAGCTTTCAAGCCGGCTTTGATTGATTTCTGGAGGCTTTTTGTATAGTCTCGATCCCTTAAGATCTCGGGCGGCCGGCTAAATACTTGATCAGTTGCAAACGGGCCCAAACCAACAAATTTCTTAATCTGTTCAGTGCTAATCGGCATATAAAATACTTTGTTTTTTTCCATCATAGTTGTAAACAGGTGTGACATACTGTTAGTCAATTCTTTGCTTGCAGTAAGTGCATAGCTTTTCTTAATATCATTAACGGATTCTGACTCACATTTGCTACTATAGTGCTGCATTTTTATGTCTCTAATAATTCTGCTGATTGCATAAGTTGGCTCAGAAAATACGTTAAATTTGGCCTGCGAGAAAGTATCTTCTACATACGCAAGATAATTAATTGTAAAATTAACCCGGCCGGCCTCATCAAATGCAAAATCGTGAACTGTAGGTATTAAATTTAATGTGACCACCGAATCTCTTAAGGCGCTTTGAAGATCGTACATATCTGTTCTGGTGGTGTATGATGCAGTACTTTTTGGGATAGAGTAACCCACTTGAGCCTTTAAACGAAAATTTAATTTAGCTAATTCTTCATTCTGATAAGATATCTCGCCGGACTTTTCTGTATTCTTATTAAAAGTTTTAATCGCCAAGTCTACATATCTATATTTTATGCCGCTCGAAGGGGATTTTCTTTCTATCATCAGCTCATCAAACGAGTTTGAAAATAAGTTTAACGTTGCTTTGATACTTTTCTTCGCTCCAAAAGGATTAGATCCATCATATGTGAATTGAAAGCTTTTCAATCCTGTGCCCGAGTTTCTTACCTTCCCTCCAGTAAAAAGGTCTTGTTCGAATGTAGTAAACGCCGGCTCAAATGAAATCTCAATGTCTGTTTCTTCGCCAGTTTCTTTATCAAACTCAACTTTAAATAACCTAATATAAGGCTGTAAAATAGATAACATCTCACTATTAATATTTAACAAGGGGCTCAAATTTTTGCTAACAGCTATTTTATTGAGAAACGCATATGGATCGCCATCCATTAACAAGCAGGCGTTTTCATTTGCCGTCTCTCCGGGTGGTGCGAAAGTGGTATCATACGGTAGTCTCTTATGTCCGAAGGTCTCCGCCTTATAATTGTAGAGCCGGCGTGCGATTCTATCCATATCCTTCTTTTTCTCAGAAATTATTCCAATATATGTTAACAAGAAACATTGCTCTTTGTAAAAAAGCTTTTCAGGTTCTCGGGCGTATACATCGGCTTCCAGGTCTTCGAGGGAGGCGGCTAATTGCTTTTCTATTTGATTCGCGAGGAATTCCGAAGGATCTCCAATTATATCGTTCGGATCGAACGCTCCCCACTCTTCACGAAGTTCTTTCCTAAACTCTCTTTTAGCTTCTTCTACCTCGTCATCGAAATCTTTTCTTTCTTCGCTAAATTCAACCCAAGCTGTTATAATACAAGCTATAGAGGTGCCGAGTCGATCGGTCAGGCGTGACACATCAGATACATAGTCTCGCATCCCGTCGAGATATCTAAGAAGCTCAGTGTGGGAGCCGGCGGAGTCGGCTCTGAGATTATCTTTCAGCGTATTTATTAATTCTATGAACGAACTGTAAAAGCTAGTTGTTATGCTCACCTGCTCGGAGTCTACTTCGCCGTCAAAGTTATAAAACGCGAGCTTGGGTGCGGTCGCATCCGCTTGGCTATTTTGGGTGAAGTCTCTGACATATCCCCCATCGGCTGTTTTACCAAAACTGATTTTTTGGACTGAGGCCTCCTGGGAGGTGACTGTGACTTTTGGATATCCTGCAGTACCGGTGGCTAGCCAATTCTGTTCGGAGTCTTCTTTGGCTACAAGATAAGAAGTGATATTTGTAATGGTTGCCTTTTGAACTGGCAAATAAGCTGAATTATATTTAGACGAATAGGTGGCCGCCTGCTCTTCTTCAGGGCGCGCACCGTCGTAGCCAGAAAAGTCGATAAGGGGGGGTTTGTCGGTACTGACGGCGACATCATCCGGATCGACGGAGGCAGCTACTTGCATCAGATACCGAAGATTCATTTCGGCAGCTCGTGAAACTCCCTGTTCAACCATACCTGAATCCATGGCGCCTCCTGCCCCGCCGGCGAACGCGCGATTCATTTTATAGGTTATCCCAGTTTCCTCATGAGTAGTAGACCATATGTTACTTTCCATTATTAGCATCATAGTGTTAATTTGAGTTTTAAGTTTTACTCTCTCGTGGGCTTCTCCCTCGTAGGGTTTAAAATACCATCCTTCCACATGTGGAGATCTCTGAGAATTCTCAAGTGGATTAGCCCAGGCGTCGAAGACAGCTATCGTTGGATCTCTATGATCATCGGAGGTGGTCATCTTTTTCCAATCGTCCTGGGAGCGAGCGGACATATTCTTGATGTTGGTACCTGATTCATATGCATCCCAAAACTCAGCATAGCGCTTCTGCAGAACGATAGCATCATCATAAAATTCCTGAGCGCAAAGACTAATCGTTCCAACCGTGTCGATATAACTGTCGACTACTCCGGAACTGTCTTCACTCAGTTTTTTTAACTCACCACAATATGTGTTCAATGCATCGGCAACCTCTCCAGAGTCTTTCGTGACCTGGAGAATTTCATTTAATTCCTCTCGCCACGCGCCGGCTAAGATATCGCTGCCATAAGCGCCTTCGTGGTCGGCGCCTACTCCGTATGCTTCGCGCTGGATATCCTCTGCGGTGATCAGATCACCTTTTTTACACTTGCCCTTGATGTAGCCAGACATTTACCTAATTGCTCCCCAACACACGTAATGCTTCTTGTAGACTAAGAGGTATTTGAATAAGATCTCCTGTTGAAATATCTGCTTCGGTGGGGCGCGCGTTAAACCATGCAATAACCCACCAATATTCGACTGCATTGTAATATTGATCTGCTAATTTATAGTATCGATCTCCATATTTCCAAATATGGTTGGTGGTCTTTAATCTTGCTCGATCGGAGATCGTCGGATTTCTCAACACGGGAGTATCGTATTGTTCAATAGCTTTCACATTGTCTCTTTTCTTTCTCAAGAATTCGTAAAACTCTAACGAGTTTCTAAAAGTCTGTTCGTTTCCGTATCTAGGCATATTTCGTTATTCCTTAATTATCTTAGTGGCTTATCAGCGCCGAATGCCAAAAACACATCAAGATCTTCAAATTCATCGTCGGAAAATCTTTGTGCGGCGTCAAGGCCTTCAGCGCTGATGCCGGATCTTTGTAATTCTCTGGCTGTTTGGGTATCAGTCATTCGACGAAGAGAACGGCGATCCCCCATTGCATTGAAAAAACTTGCAATTCTTCCATCTTTTGTTGCTTGAGAGGCGGTGGGGATACCTGCCTCTTCCGCGCGCTCTTGATCTTCGATAGTTGCTTTATATGCAGCTTCACGGATACTGAGGTCAGACGCTATATCCGAGGCCATGTCGGCGGGATTAGTTCCATAAGCCATCTTCGTATCATTGGCACTGCCGTCTGTTTCTCTACCCATATTTTCTTCATGAATCACACTAAAATCGATCGCTATTTCAATTAATTTTGGCAATACTCCTTTTTGGGGGGCGCCTGGGGTGCCGCCGGCTTCAAAAACGCCGGCATCGCCTTCAAGATTAAAATTGATATTCATACTGCTTACGGCCGCGAGGGCGCCCTCCATTTCAAAGTCTGGCACTCCGCCGGCGCCAAACAATTTCTTATAATTATTGCTTACTTTACCGTTAGTTAATAAGTTCATCACCCCAATTCGTATAAGTGGATTCTGATTTATAGTGATCGCATTGCCTGTATTCGTATAGGTAGGATATAACATCGATCTTAGTTTATCAACTTTGTATAAAGATTCATAAGCTTCTGATGCAGTTGAAGAAGGAATTACAAACGAAAGTGTTCCGTTTCTAGTTGTTTGTTTGAAAGTATGAATGGGATCAATGCGTCCAAAAACTTGCTAAGAATTATAATCAGATGAAAAAGTTTCGGTATATGAACTGATGAATGCTTTAAACGATACCATGCCATCGACGTGTATCGGATCAAAAGTTATGATCATACCTTCATTAGCATAACCGTCCGAAATATCAACAAAATTGTTTTGAGTTATTTCATTAGGACTGAGCCTCTGAGAGTTAAACCGGTTGAGGGCTTCGTCCGAATCGAAGTCTTCGGCGCCGGCGTTATCTGTATAATCTTTTGAATAGTTGCTTATCATGATTTATAGTCCTCCTTATTTTACTGATCATTAACAGAATCAATGGCGAACGTGCCCTTCTCATTCCTAAGAAGTCTAACCACCTTATTCTTGAACATATCATTATCAAATTTAATAGTAATTGTCCCCAAATCCCCGCTAGCGGATGAGTCATTCATAGTGTTTTTATTCTCACTAGTTTTAGCTTGACCTGATCCTGTGCTGCCATCGTCGCTAGCGCCGGCGCGACCGAAGCTGGTGCCGTACACAGCTTTTGCGGCGAAAGTGGCTGCTTCGAAAGTCGCAGTTAAAGCGATTGCTTTGGCGGTTCCGATATCATCCATCGCTTTAGCGACTCTTTCTAGAGTATCCGCCAATTCCGTCATATTAGTATTATCCATAGCGCTTAATGACGAGGCGAAGGTAGCCAATGCTTCTAAATCGTCTGTCTTAATCATTGCCAGCGCGCCGGCTAACAGAACCATAGAACCTGCAAATACAATCCAGCCAAGGGCGCCCAAGATCATTGGGAGACTGGCCAAGGCAAGAAGCGTCATCGCGCCGGCCATCAATGTAATTTCTCCCGGGGAGGCAACTTTAAACAATTCTTTAAAACCCAAAGCCATCAAGCCTATCCCCGCAGTCGCAACACCGATGCCGGCGCCAATTGCTAGCACCGCTAATGCAAATTTCATCAAACCGCCGGCTGCGGCGGTGCCGGCACGACCCGATCCAAGCATTGCCCCAGTGTTCCTCTGCAGAATTCCAGTATTTGCCGACATAGTTAAATTCTCATTCATCTTTTGAGTGTTAAATGCGATACTGGCTAATGTTGTTTGGGCAGTTCTAGCCGACATAATACTCATCAGAGAGTTTACCGCGCCAAGAACAGGACCGACAACAACCAATCCTAAGAAAGCATATTTTAACCAACCAATATTTTCAATTACAAATGTCATAACAGATATCATTAAGCTAAATGTTCCTCGGATAGCATTTAATGTTTCGTCGTTTTCTTTCAGCCCCACTATAAAATCTCTAACTGACTTTAGAAGCTCGCCCATCATTGGCGCCATTTCCGCAAGAACAGAGTTAAACAATCTTTGGAGGTCTGCTGTTGCGGCAGCTTCTTTAGCCATTTGTTCGTAATCTGCTGCGCTTTGCTGAGTCGCGCCCGACATTAGATCCATATTTCCGGACATCATCAGCGCAAGATCACCGACACTCTCAAGTCCCATAGAATTTGCGAAGAATTGTCTCTGATAATAAGACATATCGTCAAAAGATTGACCTGTACTTGAGATCGCATCCTTCAGCATATTAAATCTCTCAACCGGATCAGTGGTCATCATCATATCCATCGCGTTAACAAAGTTGCCACCCAATGCTGCGTTTAACTGACCGGTCATGGTGGCGGCGTCTTCAAACGTATCGAACTTGCTTGTTAGGGAAATTAGTTTATCGATCTCCATACCTGTGAGTTTCGAAACTCTTGCTAATTCTTTAAAAGCTTTTGGGCCCTCATTGCCTAATTTAGCTAAAGAGCCGCCCACTTGCGCGAAATCAGCAGCCATCTTCTGTGGTGTTACGCCAAGGGCTTGCGCCGTTTCTGTTAATTCTGAAGCAAATGAGCTAGCTCCACTCATACTCATTCCAAACATCTTCATTGAATTTTGCGCGCCAGTGCTAAAATCTTGCAAGCTTACACCAACTCTCTCAAGCATTGTGGCTGTTTCTGCCATGGTTTCTTGCTGGTGGCGAGAGGCCATTGTAAAATCCGTCACCCCTGTAATCATTTGTTGAGTTGCGGCATAATATTCTGGAAGTGTTGTTCCCGCATCCCGTTGAAGCTGGCGGGCTGTGCCCTCTAGCGACATAGCAAATTCTCGGCTCATACCGGTGGCGCTCATGAATTGCGAAGTGGTTGCGTCAAGCTCAAAGAAAAGCTTTTTCATCTCTCCAGTAACCATTTTAATACCAGACATAAGGGGACCCATCAGCATCGAGCTTATATACTGAAAGCCTGTTGTTATACCACCTTCCTTAAACGCCACTCCGAGTTGCAATGTGCTTTGCACAAATTTAGAATTTATAACACTTGTCTTTTGAATTTGTGTTTTAATATTGTTAACCATCGCTTCTTGCTTAGAAAGGCTATCTATCTTTTTACGAGCCATTTCAAGATCTTTTTGGCCCTGTTCTGCGGTTGTTTGCCCTAGTTTTATTTGCTCTGTTGTATAAGCAATTTTGTCTTTTTCAATTTGGGCAAGAGCGTTGTTCTTTAATAATCCGTTATCTAAACTTTTGCCGATGGATTTAATTGATTCGTGATATTTTTCAGAAGCGGCGATTTGTTCTAAGAGAAGGGCGCTTCCTAGTTTTCGAGTCTGCTCAATCTTTTTGAGTTCTTTCTCAAGGATAGAAGTTTGTTCCCACTCTATCTCGCTGAGCTTGCCGGCCCTTTGGAGTTCTTTATTTATTTCTTTCTGGATCTCAAGCGCTTTTTTTGCACGCTCAAGATCTTTTTCAGAATACGTGGGGGTATCAGCCATCAATAAATCCTCAAACTATAAATAATTAGTTTTAAACAAAAAAAGCAAGGGCTAGCCTTGCTTTATGTTTAGTGCGGGCTCTTAGGTGTCCGCGGCTGGTTAAATGACGTCAATTCTTGCGATTTGCCATTTCCTTTTGAAGCTTCTTCAATTGCTTTTTTCTCGTCCTGGAGCTGTTTGATTAGCCTTTTAACAAACCATTCACGGAGGCCAACAGGAAGATTGTATGCCTCACTAAAAGACCAACCACCTGAATATTTTAGGAAGAAAAATTGCTCATACACTTGGTGCATATATTCAGCGCTTAGGCCAAAAAAAGTCCGCGGTCAGCGGAACCTCCAAGTCGGTCTCGTAACCGCATTCGTTGCATGAAAAATATTGAGTTAAATCGATATCTGGAGTCACCATAGTAAACGCCGATCTCAAATGTTGAGCATCAAGTGATGGAACATTTTCTACAAAAAAGTTAATAGCCGCAGGAGTGGTGTCTCCATTTACTGCGTGAGTAATAAGCCTGATCTGATTTGTAACTGTGTTTTCTTCTTTGTTTCGTTTTCTTGCGTTTGAAATCTGTTCTAAAAGCTTTTTCTCATCATTTCCGTATAAGAGTTTAAAGGTAACTTCAAACTTAGTGCGCGGTAGAATTGTACTAAACATACCGCCGCCAAGATCTTTAACACTAAGTTCTTCGCTAACTGTTCCATGTGTAATACTTGAATTATATAGATCAAATGAATATTCTTG